CTCATCACGGTGCGGATGTACTTTGGAGATTTCACTCGATGGTATTTGACGAACAATGTCCGAAATGGGTCGGCTATAGGCTGTAATGTCTACGGCCCAGATTGGACTAGGATTGTCAAGCATCTTAGGGCGAGCGGTGGTGTGAGGAACCTCATTGCCGGAGACTTCAAGTCATACGATGGCTCTCTATCAAGGGCCATACAGAATGAGTTTCTACAACTTGTCGAACTGTATTATAGCAGTGTCGGCGACCCAGGTGCCTCGAAGGATCCCCTTGTTCGTAGGGTCCTTTTTGAGGACATAGTGAATTCTAAACACATTGTTGATTCATCGGTGTATGAATGGACCTCAAGTATGCCTAGCGGCAACCCCTTGACCACCGTGCTAAACACTTTTTGTAACAATGTGCTTATACGCTATGCTTGTATGTTAGCATATTCACTTTCCCTGGGTTCCAAATGGAACTATCCTGTGCTTTCAACTCAACAACAAGAAGACTACCTCCAGATAATGGATGAGGAGTTAAGTATAATTGCTTATGGCGATGACAATATCATTGCTGTTGGGGAGAAGCTGAAGAGCACCATAGACCAGGGCAAGCTCACTATAGCTTTTGAAAAGATGGGATTTACCTATCTAGACGAAACAAAAGGAGATGCCCAACATACGTGGCGCTCGCTAGGTGAAATATCCTTTTTGAAGCGGGCCTTTAGCAAGATTAGTAGTGAAGACGCCTATGTGGCGCCATTGGAGCTTTCAGTGGTACTAGAGTCCCCAAGATGGACCAAACGATCAGATAAGAATGACGCCATTGTGCGTAGTAACGTAGACAATTGTCTTATGGAGTTGTCACTGCACCCTCGAAAAGTGTGGGACAAGCATGCTCCAAAGATATTGTGTTCCTCAAAAGATCGTATTGGTTACGTACCAACAATTACAGACTACGACAGGAACCGTGAGCTCGCAAGGGCTGCGGACCTCCTATTGTGATCTGGATGGGACGCGGGGCGCATGTGGCGAGTGCGTCCTAAAATGTCGGTGTGATCTCAACAACCCTGATACAAATCTGGGCTATTAAGGGGTTGTAGTGCTATCCGACTAGCCACATCCTTGCTTATTCAAGCTTACTCCTCAGGTGGGATGGTGTAATTACCAAAATCAGAGGAACCCAGTGTAGCTCTGTCTATGGGTATAAGCAGAGCCAAATAGATTACCTGCCAATATAGAAAATACACCAGTTCTTGCTGACCAATCTGGTATAACAAAATTTGTCGGCAATTCCGAAGTCGCAATTGCGGCTCCTGTATCTGCTAGGACTGAGCCCGTTGGCAAAGTTAGAATGACTTCACCACAGAACATTTCTGACTTTCTTGCCAGACCAGTCCAAGTAGCAACAGGTATTTATGGGACAGCAACCACGGCCCAATCCATCTTG